ATAAAACAGATACCCTCGCGCGCAACCCTAGGATTAAAACCCTAAGATAGGAGGATACCCTTATCGCGCCGAATTTAATCCTAGGGGGCCTATGGGGGAATGGGGTGGGGAGGGGAGGGTGGATACTCCCACGCGCGATATGCTCAATTTTAAATTGCTGGTTTTAAGCCTGGTGATACAGCGGTGCAGGTCGCGCTAGTAGTTCCTGATCGTCAACCCTAGCAGTCCTACGATGATAACAATGGCTAGAAGCTCGATTGGTGTCATTATGGCTCCAGTGTATTAATGCAGTACGACGCACAACAGCCGAGGCGCTAAGCCCGGCATACTTCTATGCTGAACCTAAAGCCTCGGCTGTTACAGAAATTATTGCACCTGTACGAGGTCCTGAAACTCTTTGCGCCTATAGAGCCTCTGACCGCATGCAGTGCTGCAGTGCTGCAGCATCGCTAGTTGTGCATCTTCTTGCGGATGTGGGTATCGCAAACCGGGTAGACTACGCTGCCGTAGCTATGCAATTTTGATCTGCGCGATCTGCGCGATCTGCATTCCGATGGAAATGAACTAGCCATCGGCACTGTCACGGAGGTGCTGTCCAGCGCCAGGGCGGCTACCTGCTTGCCATGGGTTCTTGCCTGATCGCCATGGCCATAGTGCGCAGTTTGTGGACGAGCATTCTGCGATAGCTCTACTCGCGCCTTCGGAGTAGCCTCCTTGGCACTCGACGCACTTCTGTCGGATAGCCTTCAGCGGCCCATGGCGCTCGATGCCCAGTTTATCGAGGTTAGCCACGGTCGTGCGGTGAACCTGATGGGGGTCCTTGCGATCACTCATCTTCAGCCTCCCGGATATGCCTAATTAGTTCCCTGGTGAACTGCAACTGGGCGCGACAAAGGTCTTGAACCACAGCAGGGATAACATTAATAGGGATTGTGATCACCTCTCCGTCTTCATTGCTCAAGTACACACAGGCGCCTTCAACGTCGATCTCGACAGACCACTTACCCATGTGGCCATACCCAGCCTGCGACCGTATCGTTGACAGCCTGGAATTTGCGCCGGACCCACTCTGCCTGCGTTGGCAGCCACTCCCCAAATTCGATCCAAACAGCGATGGCGATAACAGCGGTAACGATAGTAGAGATCATTGCCTAGCCTTTCATTCTGTTTGTGTAAAAGGCAGCTCAAGCTCCTACGCTCTCGCGTAGAGCGCTGCTTCTGCCTCACGTCGGCGCACAAGGCCCGCCAACTTACGGCCTCCAGCGAATACCCATCGCCGGAACTGGTTTGGAACGTCCGCGTCGTCCCCGGAATTAACCCGCTTACGGAGAGTGCTCGACCTGTAAGCTCCCAGGCCGAGGTTGTAAGAGAAGCTGACTAACGCACCGAACTGGTGCGGATGAAGCGGCCTCGGCGACAGCTGCCGGATGCCGACTACGAACCTATGTAGGTCCTTCGCGAAGATGCCTTCCGCCTGATGCAAGTCGATGCGATGCGCCTGAGGATCTCGCAGCCCGAACTTGGGGCCGATCTTGACCACACCGTAGCGGTCAAATTCGCTCGGCAGGATTAGATGCCCGTACCCGATAGTGGGTAGGGCTGCAGGGCATAGGTACGGAACCAGAGAGAGGCCCTCAAACTCGTGCATAAGGCGAATAGCGGGACCGAGGTCACTCATTCGGAACTTTACGCTCTGGCGCTCCGTAGTTTTCCATAGCTTGAACACCTAGAGCAGCTATCTTCCGGATCTTAGGAAGACACGTGGTACCCCCATCAGGCTTATACCAGGCGTCGATGGCGTCATTCAAGCACTTCTGCATGCAGAGAAGGATCTCTCCAGGGCTAAGATCCTCGGGCCGGTCTTCGTGGCGCTGAGCGTTGCCTTTGCCAGCATCCTGCCAATCCCGCTCTCCATCGATCACTACGTAAACGTCTTCTCGCGAAACTTTCGGCATCATTTTCTCCTGTCGAGCGGCCTGCGCCCGAACCAATACGTCACTACATGGGTCGTGAACCCCTCGACCATTGGAAAGATTGAGAGCAGAGACCCCTGAAGGCCCGCGCCCATCGCCGTACTCTGGAGGATCATAGCTGTCACACATGCACAGAACATCCCGACGAAAAGAATGGTGATCGTAGGCCGCATAAGCGCGTTGAGCTTGTCGACCCAATTGTCAGTCCGCTGGGCTGAAGCCTGGCTGTAGACTGCTTCCATTTGCGCCGCATCAGCCTGAACTTCTGCGACTTGGAGATCGTAATGGTACTGCTGCGCTGCCAACTCGGCATTCAGCCGCAGTAGCTCGATCTCCTGCTTGTGCGCCTGCCGGTTCTTAAACCAGGTAAGCGCCTCGGGGAGCGCCGCGTTGACTAAGCCAGTCAGCGCTCCCACAAGACCGATGATCATGCGCCTTTAGCTCCCTCAGGTCCGCCATTCGATTGACCGGAAACGACGCACTCTTCCACCGTACCGCTGTCAAGCAGCAGGTTCTCGATGCGAGCCTTTTGCTCCAAGGTCGGCTCTTCGTCGATCTCACCAGATTCCATCAATACCTGGCCGATGCGATGTTCCAGATCAGCGACTTCTTTTTCCATCTTAGTCCGTGCAGTCGAAATAGCTTCGGCCTTGACGCGCTGCTTTTCGTTGAAAGCCTGCATCTTCTTGAGCCGAGCCTGCTGCTGGGTGGTCTGGACGTCACCGGCCTCTTGGCGATGCACCTCGTACTCGTCCCGCCAACGCATCAGAGCGTACAGGGTGGCGTCGAATAGCTCTCGCTTACGCTCGTTCTTCCGGGCGTTGCGCCAGCACTTCTCGAAGCCCTCTCGAAGAGCCTTCATCGAGCCGCCAGGGTCCTGAGGCATACCGACATCGCGAGCCAGGAAGCCCGTTTTCTTGCCCAGAGGGCGAGGAGGCAGGATCACAGGCGCTTTAGGGACGCCAACTAGGTTCTCCGGCGTCACCTCGGTCGGATCAGTGCGCTTAAATCGGCTCTGTCGAGGCTGGAATTGCTCCACAACGGGAACCTCGGTCGCGTCTTCCGGCTTTTCGACCTCTTCGGGCATAGCAGGTGCCTCGGCGTCAGGATTTTCGTCTTCACTGCCTGGATCTATAGGCGCAGGAGCTTCCATAACCGACTCTGAGGGCTCTTCGGGCACCTCGGTAGCCGGAGCCTCTTCGACGACGTCCTGAGGCGGCATAACTGCGTCCATTCGTTCCACGTTTGAAGCTTTCTTCTTGGGCATCATCGTCTCCTTCGTCGGATAGCTCGCCCGACTAAAGCATTTCGGACTGATAGGGCTTGCTGAGGACGTTTAGGCATGCCGAACTGCTCTGTGATCTTGTGCAGCTCCTGCAATCGAGCCTTCTGCGCTCTCTCAACAACTGTCTTCTCATCGAGACCCATCTGAGGCAGCCAGTATCGGACTGTCCCTGAGAGAGCTTCGATGCGGTCGTCATGCATCAAAGCACCTCGATCACGAGTGATCCGGGCCATTTGGTAGAATAGGCTGTAGAACTTTCGTTTCTCTGCAGGGTGGTGCATGACGGTGGAGGGGTCTTGGTGCACCAATGCTTCGTCAAACACGATCTTGCCTGCACCAACCACAGGTTCAATCGTGTCTAGTATGCGCAACTCTTTCTGCCCGGCGACAAAGTCATCCTGCAAGGAAGGAGGTTTGCGATTGGCTGCTTTATACCTTCGCAGCACATAAGGTTCGAGCACGGTCTTAAACGCACCCTTACCATAGTTCTCTTCGATCCCGACTGTCTGGGTATCAAACTCCAGCATGATGTCGACAAGGGCCCCCATGCTGTCTGCATCGTACCCACCCTTGACACCTCCAACTCCGGGGATGTGCACACTGCCGGCTATGAACCTGCTCACGGCCCAACCTGTCTCATCTGCGTTGATGCCTCCACCAGCAGGGTCAATGTACATATGGGTTCCAGAGTAAGGCGCATACTCCTGACCTACCTGGTTAACCCTGTAGACACGGTCGATAATCGCGAACCCTGGAGGCGGGGCGATTAGGTTTGATTGGATACCTGCATGGTAGCACTCAACGGGTCCCCGATCTTTACTCATCCGCAGGAACTTAATCATGCCAAGCTTTAGCGGGAACCTTTCAGCATCCGTCAAGGCTGTGTTCAGCATATACTGCAATGAGAACCTTGATGGACCCTGAGCGATCTCTTTCTCAGACAGCAGCTCTTCACCTAACAAGACAGGATCGGTAGGACGCCCTTGGTCTCCCAGAGGTCCACCTCCTATACCTAGTTCAGGTTTCGTTATAAGGTCTTGCTGCAGCATAGGAGCCAAACAGTCGCCATAGGCTTCCATCTGCTTTGTTGTTGGGTACCGGCCCGGCCAAATTCGAACACTGTAGCCACGGCTCGGCAGGGTGTTGTAGACGCTGTCCACCGACTGCGGGGTCCCGAGGAACAGTATCCGGCCATGCGTGCAGATCGAGTTGAAGTCGCCCATCAGGTCGAGCAGTACTTCTCGCGCCGTGGCAGTCCTGGAGTTTCGAGAACTCTCGATGTCATCTGGGATCAGCAGATCTGCACGTTTGCCCTGGATGTTGCCGGTGATGGGCATGCAGGCGATGCTTGGGCTTTTCTCTGGCCCTTTCAGCTCGTAGTGCACGTCGAAGGCTTCTACAGATCGACGTTGAGACGTATCGGGCCGCAGGCACACAAGTTCGTCCATGAACATGATTATCTGAATGACCCAGCCCGATATTTCTTTGGCCAAACCTTCACCAGCAGATACGATGAGAACGCGATGCGTAGGATCGTGAATAAGCGTCCATACCGCGAAGCAAGCCGCGATTGTGGTCTTCGCCTGACTGCGCTGAGCCTGCACCATAAGCAGACGCTCATTGGACGACATGAACCGTCCGATATCGATCTGGTTGCGGGTGCAGTTGAAGCCGAGCAGGCCTGTCATCACGTCGGTCAAGAAAGTCTCGAACTCTGCGTATTCGGACTGGAGCAGCTCCAACTGATCCCAGCGCGTCGACGTCACTGCAGCGTCTCCGGCAGGTCATCTGTGGGAGATGTGCTGATCAGCGACCGTGCTGCTCGGCGCTCCTCCATCTTTTCCCGCATTTGCTGCATTTCGGCACTCTCGCTCTCTTGGCATGTAATGTCGTTGTTCTTGAGGAAAGTTGCCGCAACCGCGAGTAGGGAAGCCGGGGGAATGTACTCTTCCGTGACTTCGGCTTCCTCGCCATCGGCTTTTACCTCAGTTCGGGTCGTCTCTTCTATCGACAGCAATCGCGTGATGGTCGTCGTCAGTGTTTTGTGCAGTGTACCAAGCTCTGCTTCGGTAGCCGCATTGCTGTTCTTCTTAGCCATGCCAGTTTCTCCACAGATGTTGTCCAAGGAACGCAAACACTGCCGCCAGGACGCCCCAGGCTCCTACGAACCGGTTTTTCCAGGTCTCCGAGGACCGAATACGGGTTTCATGGTCGTCGGCTGTTTTGACGATGTGCTCGATGTTGGTGTTCAGCTTGGCAAGCTCTTGCTTGATCTGGCCCAAACAGTTCTCGATGCCGCCGCTCATCAGAACGACCATACTTCGACAAATCCTGCTCCACTGGCCCCACCAGTCTTGGCGGTAGAAAACGCTCCAGCATCCCCCAAGGTCACCGACCCGCTGCCCCCAGCTCCAAACCCTGACACAGGACCCGCAGCCAAGGATGTTGCGGCTGGCTTGCCTCCTACTGCCAGGAGAGCCCCTGCACCGTAAGGAGGAGTATGCAAGACATCGCCGTCGTGGATGAATAGAGGAGCCCGCTCACCTGCGAAACCAAATGGCGCTGTAGTCGCTGCACCACCAAACCCGCCCTGATCGATACGGTAGCCCGAGCTAGGTCCAAACGTCGCGCCGCCTCCTCCACCGAGAAGCTGCAGCAGGCTGCCAAACGTTGTGAACTCACCACTCAGTCCAGCCGACGCAATGGCACCGCCAGTCACACTTTGGCCCACCGTCACGGCTACAGAAGCCCCGATGTCCTCCAACGTGAATAGACCCTCCCCGTATGCGCCCTCTCCGCCTCCAGCTCCTACAGAGCCTTCTCCTGCAGCGCATGCTGACGTTCCGGCTCCTGATCCTCCTGACGCCTTTCCACGGACCCAGAAACGGGTATACCCGGCAGTGGGCGTGAATGTTCCGTCAGCGGTGAACACGTCGATGCGCGGCTTCACAATACCGTCTACGATCGACTGTAGATCATCCAAGCTGATGGCGTCGTTGGTCTCTTGGAGCAGGCGCAGGAGCTGAGCGAAGTTCGCGTTTACCCGAGCGGCTGTAAATCCAGGGCCATCTTGGAAGGTGTTGCGAATAGGCGTCTGCTGACTGACACGGCGGATTTTGACGTTATTTGTACCTACAGCCGCCGTGTTAGTAGTCTCCAGAAGGTTTTCATTCACTAGGACAAAAGGTTCAGGAGTAGGGGCGCCATCGAAGGTAACCACGATTTCACTGACGTCATTGTAGCTGTCAGGAAAGTTCACGACGAACTGACGGTTTGATCCGTCACCGTCGTACAATAGAACACTGTTCGCCATGAAGGTCTCCTAGCGGGGCCAGTTTCCCAGCCCCACATTGAAGGTTATTCGGAGAGCGCGGTGGCTTCAGCCTGCGCAGCAATATTGGCCTCGCGATACCGCTTGCCGATGTCGACGAGCAAATTGCCGAGGCTTTGCAGCGTGGCATACGACCAGGTGCCGTCAACGATGAGCTGGACTTCGCCGCGAGATCCGGATGCTCCGACTTCGACAGTTCCGGTCGCATTAAAGTCCGCATGGCCAAAGCCGGTAGAGGAAGGCACCAATTGCTCCGGTGCCTGCACGAAAAACTTGTCCGAGGGTACGGTCATGCTGCTTCCTTAGTCAGTGTTGGCCAGGCCGAAGCTTGAGATGTTCGAGACGTCGACCACTCCGCCAGAGTTGGCCTTCACCGCATACGCGCCCTGAGCGTTAGTCGTCTGCAAAGCCGTATTGGAGAAAAGCAGGTCCCCAATGGCGACAAGTTCAGACAGGTCGTTGAAATACCCCGTCGTGTCAATTGCGGCAGCCAGGTCGTCTGACGCGAAGGTCCACAGGCTCGGCATAACGTTGTCTGAGTTGTCGAGGAAGCGCTTAGCTAGCCCGCCAGCGTCCCCACCGTTGCCGGAGACTGTAACAGCATCTTCGACACCTCCGATATTCAGAGCCGCTTTCAACGCGTCAAGAGACGCTTGGAGCTGGTCGGCCCCGGTGAATGCAGGCTCACCCAGGCGGCCTGCGTCAGTATTCCAATTCGTTCCCATAAGGACCTCCTCAGTTCGCGCCTAGGCTCGCCCAGGCGACAGTGATGATGCCAGATACCAGGAGAGTTACCGACGTGTTATCGCTGATATCGCCCGCATCAATCTGCGCGTTCAAAGCAATAGTTCTTGCAACGTTCGGCGGACTGGCATTCACGGCGAGCAGAGTACTGATCGCACTATTCACAGAAGCTGAGCCCGCAAACGCCACAGCAGTAATGGACTCAACCTGCCCTAGATCGTCGTCAGTAGCATCTACTGGTAGAACATCGGCATCTGCTGGCGCTAGGGTGCCTACCATGAGGTCTCCCTCGAAGTCTGCAACCGTGTTGGCCTGGCTAGCTGCTTCGATAGAAAACGTCAGATTCCCAACGGCACCCATAAACCGCAAGTGCTCCTGCGGAAATTCGTACATGGTAAGTCCACCCACGCCCGGACCCGCACCAGTAGACGAAACGGTTACGGGGGTGTTGTTCAGCGTGATCTTGGTTTCGATAATGCCTTCCTTGTGGAGTTCATCGATCACTACAGTTTCGGTGAGCTGCCGGCCAGCGTAGCGCTGCGAACTCCAGTCGGCTGTGCCGACTTGGCCGTCAGCCAGCGTCCATGTTTTGGGCATTAGAGCTGCTCCTTTGTCCAGTTGAAAGCGGCAGAGGCCCCGTAGGCATTGCCGATTAGAGGTAGTCCCTTCAGGGCGGCTACATCGCCTCTTTCCATGTCCTGAAAAGGATTGACACCCGCGATCAGAGGTCCCGGCAGCTTGAGCACCTTGTTGAGTGCGTCTACTGTCGGAAAGCTGAGCACACCGGCTCGGCTAGGTGGCCCGTAGTTGTACATGCGGTAATCCTCCAACCCTAGCATAGTCATTACAGGGTCGAAGTTACCTGCAACAGCACCTGTGATGTTCGAGTAGTTCAAGGCACCTCGGCCAACCTCAAACCAGAACCCTTCGTTGAAAGCTTGATCTGGCGTTAAGGCGTTATTGGCCCATTCCTTAGCAATGAACGCGAGTCCAGCCGATCCCATAGTCAGCGCGACTAAAGAGATCATCTGCTCGTTATGCGCGCCTGCAACTCTCGAACCGTTCCCTATTTGCTTACTAAGAGCCAGCATTGGGAACCTCTTCAGATGCCCAAATACCGACCCTAAGGTTGTCGAAAGCCATATGGGCTCTTCACCAATCAGAGCACGCTGCACAGACTGCGCTGCGCTGCGATTTAAAGCCAGGATGAAGTCTTCTCGGGCTATGTCTCCCCATTGGTCGATGTGCAGCTTGTCCAGAGTGCCGTTATCCAGGAACTCCGCATGCTTGAGCATAGATGCTTTGACGCGATCTCCAGTTTTTCCTGTCAGTCCAAGATCTTTCATTTGCTTCTCAGCAAACGACTGGAGGCTGTCTCCACTAGCTGCTAGTCGGTTCGCTGATATAGCTAGGTCTCCCGTTTCGAGGCGACCCGTCATGGTTCGTGCGAGCTTGTTGGCCATGGTGATGACCGCCAGCCTGTGTTGAAACTGCCTAGCTTGGAAGAACCCTGACGTCCAGCCTTGCAACCTACGAGCTTTACGCAGGCCACTGTCAACCGCTGTCCATGGGCTCTGGTGTCGAGGGTCTCTGGCCTCATCAAGCATGTACTCATCGCGGAAGATGACGTGGTCTTCACCTATGCGGCCAGCCCACGGCTCGATCTCTTTGAGCAGAGGATGCGACCGCTGATCTGCGCCATCTCGACCGAACTTCGAAGGTCGTAAAGCTCTCAGCAACTCATCCGTGACGTGGGACGTTTCAAAGAAGTTTCTGATCCCCACAGCCCACACCTGGCGCCCCATCTCAGCCATCTGCGTCAGACCGAGTTGGTTCAGCAATACCAGGTCCGCAACTTGCTTAGCTCTCCGCACTGCGGGGTCGACACCTCCGCTGATAGGCTGTCCCTGGAAATACGAGAAGATGCCTTCCATCTCATCTCGGCTGACCCGCATCTTGGGATCAAGTTTACCGAGGTTGATGAGAACTTCTTGCTCTTGCAACGCAGCCTCCAGAACAGTCTTCCTTCGAGCCTCGTTGCCAAGGCCCTTCCTAGCCATGGCTGCCCGTCCTGACAGCTGGCGAGCGTATCTACCGTAGGCTAGGTTGATGTCCGTCTCGAACAGGTCAATGATCTTCAACCCGTCCTCTTCGACGGACATATCGATCTCAACCCGACTTTTAACGAAACTGGCTTGTCCGCGCTCTTCAACGGCCCCAAACGCTTGGTCCATGACCGCTCTGATGTCCGCTTCGCTGGAGCCGCTATCACGCAAGATCATCTCAAGGAACTGTCGGCCGTCACTGTCCAGTAGGTTGACCGCCGTCGTGTCGGCTTCCGTCATGCGAGTGTGCATCCGGCGCTCTACGGCTTTAGCGATCTTCCGGGCAACTTCAGGCGACATCCCGGGGTTTGCGCTGACATACGCCTTTGACAGAACTTTGACGACCTTAGCTCGACCGTGGGACGCCACAGCAGCACTGAGTTTGGCAGGCTTCCAGATCTGAGGGAAGTAGCCTGGTTTCTTCTCCAGATCCTTGAACCCGTCAATAGGCCTTTCGCCGTTCCTACCTCGACCGATCTCGAAGCCGACCTCATTGCCCCGTTCAATAGCATCCGCTGCGAGCGCCACATGATCGTCAGGTTTCCGAGCGACACTGGCTGCAGGACGTGACCCTGCCAGTCGTCGAGCGTTCAGTTCCATGATGACTGATTTGTAGAACTCGTCACGGTTGGTATCATTCAGATAGATGTCGGCCATCTTACGATCACGCGATCGGGAGAATGCTACATACTGGTGTTCGACATCCGAGGCCTCGCTCATGACGCGACCGTGATAGAAGTCTCGCTGCAGTGCGGCTGTCCGATGGTTGCGCAAGAACCCTGACGGGCTCTCAAGAAGATCGTAGGCTAGGCGCTGCATTACTGCACCAGGATGGTTGATCAGGCGCTGAAAGTCAGGGATCAGCTTTTGCAGCCAAGGGTTTTGAACCAGCTTGTCTCCAACGCTGGCAATTCCTTGTTGCACAGGAGTGCCGGTCTGGCTCTCGTCCTGGTTCTTACGAGCATCGATCCGCTGTCCTGCTTGCCAGCTTTGAGCGTTCTTGATGGTCTCACTGACTTCGGGATTTAGGCTCTCGACTGCTTCATCAAACGCCAAGGTCTCAGGATTACGGGCAGCACCTGCGCTGTCCTTATCCAACCGAACCTGCGAAGGATCGCGAGCCTCTAGGTCGTCCAGCACTTCATCGAGACCTTCTACAGTAGAACTGTCTACGATCTCTACACCGTCTTCGTCTGTTCGAACATACTCGAAGTCGTCACCGATGTCGGGCTCATAGGTTTCTTTAACGGGAGGAGTTGTCCAATTATCCGTCCGTTCACCATACTCGCCAAACTCATCAATAACGGCTTCTGCTGTGCGCTGAGTATTGAAGTCGGACCGATCAGGACTGTCGATACGCCGACTTAGCGCACCTCCTCCTGTTCCCAGCAAGAACCCGAAGGCTCCCGCCATAGGTACATCTGCCCATTCGTTACTTCCGCGCACTGCAACGTTAGCAGTCTCGATTACCAGTGATCCTGCCCCTGCTGCTGCACCTGACTTGAGCATGCGAGCAAGTCTTCCGCCTTTATAGATTTGACCTCCCACTGGAACTGCAGCCAATGGCAAGTCTACATCTAGCATACTTCCTAGTACCCGAGCCAGCTGGCCAGTGGCACCTGAGGCCTGCGTGCGACGCATTCCTGCAAGTTGCTCCTCATGCTCTGATAGGTAGGTATCGAACTCAAGGTCAGATGTTGTGTTCAGCAAACGTTGCCGAACATGGAAAGGCACCTGATCAACCTCTTCCCGATCGAAGGGGCTGAACTCAGGGTCATCAGCGAATTCAGGACGGTTCCAAGCTGTGATCAGAGCACCTGCCAAGGTGTCGTCGCGGAACCCTCGCGCAAACTCGCTTTCTCCGGCTGCTGCAACTTCATTCTGGAGGTCGGCTCTGGCTTGGACGGTATCGGTCCCAAACCGCCGCTGCCCCTGCTGCTCTCGAATGAGGTCAGCTTCTAGGGCAGCGGCTGTCCGAAGGTCAGTCGGCAATCGTCACCTAGACGGTCGGATCGCCATCAGCGGTAACGAACGCAGCGGCACCGAGCATTTCCTCGGTCCAACGTTCGATGAGGTTTTTGCCCCACGAACCAGCGGACACTTTGCTGGAGCCGATCGAGCCGAGATCGCGAGTGATGCTTTCGGAGTGGACCACACGCAGTTCAATCTGCTGGTCGCTGACCTCTGGGCCTTGCTGACGCTGGATCTTTTCCGTCAGGGCGGCTTCAGCGCGAATTGTCGCTTCGGTGCCGTTCTCGGTCACGTGCAGGCGGAACGTCCACTTGCTGCCATCTGCGAGGACGTACTCTCGCATGGTATTGAAGCCGGCCGACATACTGCCCATAGGGTGCAGGGCAGTTTCGACGGTTTGGAAGAAGGTCGGGGTGTCGTTCATTGCTGCTCCAGTTGCTGCTTACGTTCTGCACGGTGTAGTCCACCGATCTCGGCCAAAGGAATGACCTTGGTCGGCATATGCACGATGCTTGGGTCCACGAAGAGGTCACCTGTTCCAGATAGGCTGGCGAGTGCGGCACTGATCTTGCTGGCGACAACTTCGGCGGGCTGTGTGGCCAGCGACGGTGCCGGCACAAGGGGAGTAACTGCGATGGCGGTTGCTCGCCCATCATCGACGAGCTGAACATGCATCGTAGCTGAGGTAGATAACAGGTCTTCGGATGTCGCGATATCTGTGGGTACTCTCGTCTTGAACGTACCGAACTGCGCACCCCACAGATCAGCCCCAAACTCCTGCAGGTATTGGTGCATAGCGAACTGCTCAACGCCCTGACCAGGAAACTGCTCTAGGCCCATCTGCCGCTTGATGCTCATCCCCGCAGGAGCGGTAATCACTTGACCTGCGATAACCGCGCTTCTGGATTGAACGTCGACTGCTGCTTCACGCACAGCGGTAGTCATCTCAATCGCAGGGCTTTGCATCATTCGACGAGTTGCGTCTGCCCTCACGATCTCCTTGAACTTATCGCTATGCTTGACCGCATGCTCGAAGCTCTCTCGATCTGACCTCATCCATCGAGACAGGTCGTTGTTCGCTCCTGTACCAAAGGTTGCATCAAGGCCTGTGCTGATGGCTGCTCCAACACCCGACAAGACGCTAGGGGACATCTGCAGATCCTCGACGGCTGCTTCGGTAGCAGTCCGCAGCTCCTGCTGGCCAGAAGGAGACCCCAGGTGGTTGCGGATACTCTGGGCTCTCTCTTGCATAGAACCTTGCGCAGACACGTTGGTTTGGAACGACACACGCAAAGCTTCAGAAGGGTCGGCGTAAGCAGAAAGGTTTTCGATGGCACCATAAGCAACATTCTTCGCCTCTGATGTCGTCAGCATTTTCCCTGCCAGGTCTGCACGACCGTACTCTTGCTGTAGTTGCCGAACCATCTCCAAAGCTTGCACAGCCTCAGCCGTTACCTTCCCATCTGCATCGAGAACACCCCGACCGATGATAGTCGAGGTAGCCCTTGCAGCTTCAGGATCAACGTAGCTTAGTCGAGCCATTTCCTTGACGAGTTTCTGAGCAGCCCAATCCGTAGCACCTACCTGGTCTACCTGGCGCTCATCCAACAGTCGCTGAGCTTCCACTGCCGTCTGCTCTCGGATTTGAGTAAAGGCAGCTTTCTGATCCCCTGCCGACGCTTGCGCGAACACCGTCGGGTTGTGAGCCATAGCTTGCAAAGCCGCATTTCTGCTGGCCTCTTGCTCGGCCTGTTCGGCCTCCTGGACCAGCGCCCTTTGCGTTTCTGCGAACTTCTGCTTGTTGACGCTCAAGATCTGGGTCATCGACCGATTAAGGAAGCTCTTGTCGGTGATGCCGTTAGAGGTGACGACTTCCTGCACCTTCTCCAAAGCTTCCTCTCGGGTGAGGTTACCTTGAGCCTGCGCAAACAGGACGTCCTGCACTGCGAAGAATGCATCCGCATCGGGCCTACCTTCATCAGCAATGCGCTTAACTTCACGAGCGTCTTCCAGAGCATTCGCCCGAACCCGCTCCGAAGACCGGAATGCGCGTATGCTGCCCGTGATCTGGTTAGCTTGTGCTTGCATCCATCGGTCGTCCCGCTCGAACCTCTCTTGCAAGGTTACCAATCGCTCCAGGCCCTGCTGTGGAGAGATATGCCCCGTTTGCGCATCAGTGATGAGCGCATCTAGGGACAGGGTCAACTCTGCGTTGAACTCGTTGGACCGGCGCGAAATCATCGCCTGGTGAGCCTTGTACAGCGTGTCTTGCTGGCCTGGCGTCAGCCCTTTGAATTCCTGCTGCTGTAGAACAGCGTACAAATCGTCACGATCCTGGTTCAGAGAAGCTCGGGCAGCTTCGAACCGGGCTGACGATACCTCGGCTTCTGAGAGCCCTGACACCAGTGGATTGGCGTCATCCATAAGGTCAGCCACATGCAGACCCATATCGGCTTTACCAGTTCCCACTGCCATAAGAGCATCTTGGTAGGCCTCCACAGTGCGCTGCTTGTTGAAATCTGCATGAGCCTTAGCCTGGATCGAGGCCACCTTTGGAAGCAGGTCTGCGCCTATGGCGTTTAGGAAGTTGTCCGCCGCAGGGTCTCCCGTCATCAGCTCTCGAAAGGCTTCTCCCTGGCGTTCTGCGAACTCATCGGGGGCCATCTCACGATCACTGTCAAGGACATTCTGAAGCGTTTGGTCGTACCAGCGCTGTGCACTGGTCGCCAGCTCCATCGTCTTGTAGCCACGCTGGGTAGCTGCTGTTCCTCCTTCGATCTCGGCTTCCTCTTGCGAAACCCCGGCGGCCTGCAGCATCTGGCCTTTGACGAACTGTGCTTGTTGGCCCTGCACATACTGGTTTTGAGCTTCGCCTCCTAGCACGCGACTGATCTCTCCAAGCGTTTGTTGTAATGGAGAAATCTCGGTAGCGGCCGCCAGTCCTTCGACGCTAACTGGCCGGCCCGTTCGTATCCCAGGTACACCAATGCGGCCTCGCGAGCTAGGAGACTGGAGCCGTCCAGCATTCGGATCTGACACCACTTGGGAACGTGGAAGGCCACGAACACTGGTCATTGGAGCGCTCCCACTGCTGTCGCCTGACGTCCTTTCAGGAACGTGGTGTAGGCGGATGTGATGCCGGCAAGCCCGGCGCTGATAGAGGCATCAAGGGTGGTGCCGAGCGAGGACGGCTTGATGGACACGGTGCGATCTTTGCCCAGAGCAGTCGAGAACAGCAGGTCACTAGTTGCTGCGTCAAGCGACCGTTGCTCTCGGCTGTAGGCGCTGAAGCGCTCTTGTTGTGCTCGTCCAGCAGACGCCGACACTTCTCGCAGCCGGTTAGCTACAGTCGTTCCACCAACACCTGCGGCAGCCGCTGATGCTGTGACCGCGCCTCGCGCTTCGAGCGCATCTCTCTGAATACGTTCCGAAGCCCGAATAGTGTCCGCACGAGCAAGCCCCCGGTTCTCTTCGATGACATTTCGACTTTGGGCAGAAGAGATCGCCAATAGCCGGTTGTTGGCTTCTCGGGTCTTTTTGGCGATCTTATACTCCGTTGCTCGAACAGACGCTTGACGTTGACGATCCATGATCGAGGTGAAGGTTGAGGTGGCTGCGGATAGACCCGAGGCAGCCAGCAGCCAGTAGGACATTAGACCCTCCGTTTGGTCGTGGAAAAGTGGCCGACCCATTCCAGGTCAACCAGGTTTGCGGGGCGCACATCGTCTGACACGATTTCAAGATCCGCTAGATCAGGTTTCTCTCTGAACGGGATGTCAAGGTGACCGTCGATCAGCGCAGGAGATCCCAGCGAACCTCTTCCTAGCTCCGTTGCTTCCATCTCGACCGTTGCCGGATCTCGATAGTCACTTGTTACGGTAGCCTTAAGGTGCCCGCTTTGTTCAAAGTTGAGTTGGAACCTAGACACGATGTGTCTGCCTGTACCTATCGCAACTCCCTGGCTATCCTTGATCAAAGGCAAGGTAGGACGATACCTGGCTGTGCGCTTGATGCACACATAGACGTCAACCGTGTTTTGGAATTCTGCAAGTTCAAGCTCTGCCATTGTGAAGAACGGCGGATCTGGCAGCGAAACTCCAGCTTTGGTGACCGTATCGATGGGAAGCAGCGTTCCAGGGTTGTCGCTACCGTCACCTGCAATGACCCGAATGTCGTCTTCAGTGATCTCTGTGTTAGAGGTGTGGAACGGAAACGGGATAGGCACGGTTCTTCCTAGGACATTGAATACCTTGGCCACCATGTCTCCGATGATCTCGTAACCAACGTCTTCTTGCGCCACCTTATCGAAGTTCATCGTGCACAAGAAGTACTGATTATCGGCGTCATCGAAGCACACCATCGTCACCAACTCTTGATTGAACGACATGTAAGCGACCTCGAACGGGAACTTGATTGTGCTCCATGAGGACTGCACCTTCTCTCGGTTGATCCTCACGAACTCATAAAGGTAGATCTCTTTGAGGTCTGTATCTGTGCGAACCATGAACGCATTAAAGTTCGTGCTGACCACGATCTGTAGAGGTTTGCCCCTTAAGTACTCTGGCACATGCTTCGTTATATCATCTGCGTCATTCGACAGGCTATCCTCGTCCGTGAAGAACTCGTGTACCCTTGTGAATGCCCCTGTGGACGACGCGAAGATGACGTGCTGTCCTAGGCCCACAGGCTCTGCTTGCATGTCCGCATCTAGCTCAGTTGTCAGCACCAGAGACGCGTTGTCAGGGGTGATAGCTGAGCTACCGTCGATCACGAATTGAGAGTTGGGCTCTGCGAACACGATCAAGCTGCGGTCGTGTTGGATAGCTCTCTGGAACCTGGAGCGTGATCTAGCAGTGCTTTTGAGCCGTAGAGGGTCATCAGCAGTTACCAGAGCGCCCGACTGGTTCCATAGATCGAAAGTCTTGTTGCTCCGAGAGGTGGCGATCTCAGGTTCGCCCACCAGCACTAGCCTGCCTTGGAACACCGACATGTCTCGGATACCTCGGCCGACAAACTCCGGTGCCGGGTTGCTCTCATCGTCGCCTGCTCTTCGGGCTTCCCACGATCCTCGGCTCAGCAAGAATTCATTGGCTGTGGCATCATAGGTCAAGGATGCGGGCATCGTGTCCAGATCAAACTGGTGAAACTGATAGGGAGCAGTCGTCTCGACCCACACACCGGGTTTGCCAAAGCTTGATACAACGTCCAGAGGAGCCTCAGCCAGGCTGGTAACTAGAGCCTCTGGTATAGGCGGAAAGGTGTCGTCCAGAGGCACAACGATATTCAGCGACTGATCTGAGAAGTTGATAGCGACTACACCGTCAGGAGACCCCGGCACATAGATTACGTCTGTGCCGCCGTCCCCCACGACGTCATGCATCACCAACCACTCCGGCCGACCAGGCAGGCTGTAGAACTCGAAATCTGCTCGCGGCTTGGCAGTCGTCACCTCGGCGTTGAACCCAGGGATCGTGGAGAAGATGTCGTTGTCTGGGAAGCCCAACGTTCCAGCCACGTCAGGAGGCTCGCCCGGCGCACCTGTGGAACGATCCCCGAGCTGTGATCCGGTGGTATTGCCTCGGATGAACTGATGGCTGCCCAGCGCGTTGGCTCCCACTGGAATGAACTTCAGGTAGAAGTCCGAGGAGGTATCAGCACCATTCGCCGCGCTAACTTTCGTCACCTGTCCATTGACGCCAAACCGTGTGAGCTGCGAAGTCTCGGTGATCTCCTGCCCTGTGACCACAACAGTGTTGTTGCCAGTACCGTCGTTTGCCGTCACGCTGTATTTGAACACAGCCTCAGGCTCATCGGGGTTCGGCGTAATGAGCAGCGTGTCTTGTGCCCAATGGACATCAAAGAACCCGTTGAATTGAATGCTGCCCTCAGCGAAGTCTTCCAACTGTCCGCTGGCATCTCGATCGATAGCGTCATCGACATACGCTTTGCCGAAAGCCCCGCCATTGGCGGCACCGACGCTGTCGTCATCGAAGGGACGCACAATCGTGTTGTTCTGGCCTGTCCGCATCAGCTTGAAGAATACTCGGCTGATCACCTCGGCCGAGACGTAACTGGTGTGAGCAGAGTTGGCACCGTTTGGCGTCTGGTACTTGCCAATGAATAGCGTGTTGCTTCCGACCTTAGCCTCTAGGACATACGAACGACCGAACTGTCCGCCTAGGAACTCGACTGTGGTATCCAGAGGGCGCACATTTGGAACGTCAGCATTCGTGGTCAAAAGCGCAGGTTGAATGGCGCGGTTGCAGATGAGTATCTCATCGTCGATATCCAAAGTAACGAAGTCAGGATCAAGATCTGCAGAGTTGATAGGGCGAGGTCCTGGAACGATGTACTCGTCATTGAAGTCCGACGACACGTTCACGGTGACTTCTGTTCCGTTTTCGTCATATGCGATGATCTCGTCGAAGAAGATAGCAAACGAGAACAGCCTACCGTCGATCTCGTGCTGGAACCACTGAACACGATCGGGGCCGATGGAGGTGCCCAAGGTATTGCCGACGAACGTCGATGCAGGTAGCGTGCGAAGTCCGCGAATAAGGTCGCTAGACAAATTCTCTTGCAGCTCGCATTGTCCTGGAGCACGGTCGCGAACCCGTTGCTGCGACACGCCCTGAACTAGATTGCTAACTGCACCATCGATCTGTGGCATATCAGCCTCCCGGTAAGTTGGGGTTGGTAGAGGTCAACCCGCTCCCTTTTGTTCGGAGGTACCGGGCTTCGACGACGAGAGGTCGCCTGCGTAGGGTCGTGTCGGAATTCTGCAGATCTTCTTGCTGCAGATTAATCTCAGCAGGGCTAAGGTGGATACCTGCTGCAGCCTGTACCTCAGCCGGTGTTTTCTGCTCGTCGACCATGATGGCCACGACGGTGCGCCACATGACCACAGATTGCACGATGGTCGGCAACTCGTCGAAAGGAGAGGCGTAGCGCACGTTCACTTGCACATCCCGATCCAGGACATCCGTATGCTCTCTACGGTCATACAAGAACCCGTTACGCTCAATGAGGTCAGAGCATGGATCTATAGGATCGATATTCGTGGCATTCGCCGGTACCGGCACCTTGCCGTCACCGTTAGCCACTAGGGTCAGCTGAGTGTCCGTGTTGAACCACCAGTTGCGTGACTGTAGCTCGATCCTCTTAACTTCCAGCATAGATCGAACAGCTATAGCGGTGGGGTGCGCACTGTCGGGGTCCGTCACTGGCTGCTCGCCAAGCGCACCCATCGAGCGATTGATGACGTCGAGCACAGTGAACTGGCCCATAGCATTCCCCTAAAATTATGAGAAAAGGCGCCGAGCCTGCCGATCTAAGCACGAAGCTTGAAGGGCAGACCCGGCGAGTAGTTGAGACTAGGCTTTGAAGACCGTACCGCAGAGGTCCGGCCGGGCCGGGGTCACGCCGAATGCGACCCAGGTATCTAAGAACCATTGCTTCTCTATGTCGTCGAACCAGTTCTTGCTCTGCAGAGGAATGGCTTCGCCGGAGAGAAGACCGCGCGGATGCATGATGACAGCCGTCGCCTTGGCATCGGCAGCCGTCACGTCATATGCGCTGGTGTTGCTCGCGTTCGAGAGCGGGTGGTTCGTGATGACTTGCTGCGGAATGCGTGCAGTCTCCAGGATCGGAACATCCGACACCGTATGGATTTTGCGAGCCGCAACGTTGGCATTACGAGGACTGAAGTCCGCCGACGTCAGCTTGTCGTTACTCAGAAGTACAGACTTCTGCTCAGGCGGCAAGGCGATCAGCATGTCCTCAGGGTCGATGTCCCGGTTCTTGAACTCGATAACGAGAGCGTCGATGGCATCGAACAGCTCGTCCGGGTCAAGCTCGTCGCCAGGGGCATTGAGGGTAGCCTGGACGCCAGCCTTGAAGTTGAGCTGCAGGTTGGCATCACGCTCGGCCTGTGTGGCCCCACCGAAGGCACCCTGGGCAGTCGGAGCAGCTTGCTGCGCGCCCTTGATGGCCTGGATGAGGAAAGCCTGCTCCATGAACTTGGCAACAGTCTTACCATGATCCTCGGCCACTTCCTCCAGGACGCTGAAGTCTTCTTGCGCCTTGTTGAGGATGCCTTGATTGTCACGCGCTAGGGCGACCGTGTCGATGGTCAGTGCAACCTTACCCAGCGCTCGGCTCTGAGCATCAGGGCGAACACCAGGCGTCAGGCCGATGATCTCGGTGCCGCCGAGCCGACGCTGACTGATGGTGTCAGTGCCGCGAACGAACGACTTGTTGAAGAACGGAAGGATCGGCGAACTGCGGAGGAACTGCATCTGGACCATACCATCGAAGCGCTCCAGAAGGAGGTCATGGTTTGACAGATGCGAACTGTCTACGGGAAGAGGCATAAGAGCGCTCCGTTAAGTGGGTTAGATCCCTTGGCGAACGCCAAGACGGCGAAGGTCGTCGAGCCGAGTAAGCTCGGCCTGTGACGGACGACCGGCTCGATGGGCGTCCTGGTACGCTTGCGCGTAATCAGCTTTGGACAGCCCTTTTGCGCCCGTAGCGGCGGCCGTTCCGCTTTCGAGCAGTCCCTGGGTCAACGTCGTGCTGCTGTCCCCGGAAGCTTGGGTCATAAGAGATTGGGCCGCGAGCTCCGCTTGCTTTCCGCCAGAATTGATCATGTCCACATACTCCTGGCGGATAGCGTCGTCGAGATTGGCTTTCGCCCAATTGACGATCTCGCCCCAATTTTCTTCACCACCAACCGTATCATATACGAGCTTATTGCTGGCCTCGGCGTTGGCCTTCACCTCGGTAAGATGCTGATCGATGTTGCCCATAATCAGATCAGCGGTCGCCTGGCCCACCTTGTCTGCGAGGACTTTGGTGTTGATGGCCTTCGGATCGCCAGTCCGCTGGGCTTGCCCAAAAATGGCCTCCATGTCGTCAGCGCTAACCTGACGTTCCTGCAGGACACCAAAGGCGGTTTTCAGAGGACCACTGGCTTCGGCCATCTGCTGGTAAACGTGCAAGCCCTCAGCGTTTGTGGATGACGCATCAACCGGTATCTGCTCACCGGGGTTTGTCGCACCCGCAGGCTCTCCTGCAGAAGCTGCAGGAACTTCCTTTGACGCTACCTGCTCAGCAGGCGTCATCTCAGGCCCCCCCGCAGGAGCCTGGTTAGCCTTCGTCTCTTCAGCGCCAGGGGTCTCGTCCCCGTTCTCGTTGGTTTCGTCTAGCATCAAGCAATCACCTTGTCGGCTAGGGTGGGAGCGGCTTTCGCCGTGATCTCATGGGCTTGTTCCTGAGCGACTAGAGCTTGCTGTTGGGCCTGCTCTTCCGACTTCTGCTCAGGGGTCTTCAAGAGCTGATCAGCCTGAAGGCCTCTCGAACTCAAAACGAAGTTGAGGATCGCGGCGCGATTGAACTCCGCTTGCCAGGCATCGGGTAGACCTGCAATACCTGACAGATCGACCAGAGCAGCCCGTAGATTATCCATATCTCCAGCGCGGGACAGGTTCTCTAGGCCTGTGATCACACGAGGTTCAATGATGGTACTGCCAACACGTAGATCGAGGTCACGCAATGCAAGAGTGGCTAGTGGTACTTGCCATTCCATAGCCAACTGGCTGTACACGCCAGCATGAGCGCTATCTAGCTCATGAGCAATACGCCGGATCTCTTCAGTAGTTACACGTTCAGCATCTCGAATAGCGCCCGTCAACATTAAGAAGATCTGAGACAACCGGTTTTCCAGCTTGTCTATATACTGCGCGACTATGCCAAAATCGGCCGTCTTGTCTTTCAACGACACTGTTGTGATGTCGCCTTCTTGGCCCACATGATAAGAGCCACTTGGGCTCTCGTTCAGCTCCTTGACGTCGGTAGCTGCTCCAGGGCGGACCAAATTCTTGATGTCTGCTGCAGCACATACACCTTCTTCAAAAGCTGTCGAGATAACCTCTAGTGCCTGGAAGTCAGCGCTGTGCTGCTCGATCAGTCCTCGACCGTAGTGATCGCCAGGGTACAAAGACCAGGTCAAGAATATCCAAGGCGAGGCCTTTTCAGGATACTCTGCGCGGAAGTCAAGACCTACATCATCTGCGTACTGTCGAACTTTGACTTTGCCGTCGACCACGATGCCCCAGGTATAGATCCCGATCTCCATCGTCGGGTTGTTCACATACTGCTGGCTGCTCGACCTGAGGATTGACTGAACTTGCTCCTCAAGCGCGTGCATCGGTTTCGTCTCTTTGACGACGAACTCTCGCACTGTTCCGTCGACATCCCGAAGCGTGACGTAGCTGCGGATGGTCTTGGTTCGGATGCGTTTGTTCTCGTCAGGAGGAACGAACATCAAGGCATTGCCGGTAACGATCAGCAGCTTGATGACGGTGACAGCTTCTTGTCGAAGTGCTCGGCGGTCTAAGCCCCGGATGGCCAGATCTTCGAGCTGCGACAGCATTGCCTGCTGCTGCTGCTCATCTATGCCTGCTTCGTTCAGCTGTTGCTTGACGTCAGCCGGCACTTCGTTTCGGAAGAACGAGCGGGTCGGAGGAAACAAAGCCACTGCCATCTTATTGGCGAAATGGTTCAGACCTCTCGAACCAATTCCGACAACTGAGTACGTATGCTCAGTGCCGGCGTGATGGTCAGGAGGGAACACAGCAGGGATCGTCCAATGAGCGTATTTTTCAGATCGCTCACATAAATCCCCGCGCACCCCACAAAGAGTGTCCCAGCGTTGCCGGCCGGTCGACCCCGTGTGCGATCCCATGTAGCTGACGGTATGGGGCCGCAAGACATCCGCAGTGCTCATAGCTGGAGCCCTGATGTGGCGGGGGTGCCTCCGAGAAAGCTAGTTTGGGACGGGGCCGTAGGCCGTCGACGCGAGCCTTGAAGGCGGGCAGCCGCGTCTGCTCCTAAACGGAAGACACCTCCAGGGTCGCCGACTGATTGAACCTGAGCAGACCGCCGATTGGCAGTCTCGGCAAGCTGCCGCTGTTGGTTCAGTGCGGCAGCCGCCTCTTGGGCTTGCTGCTTCAAAGCCTCATCAGCTTGGCGCTCGGCCTGTTTGTTGGCTTTTTTCTGCTGCTTCTTGGCCTTATCGGCCTGACGGATCTGCGCTCCTGTCGACAGGAGGAGCGATCCAGCGACAAGGGCTGCTGTACCCATTTTTAAACTCCTTTATGCCCCCGGCTTGAGTTTCCGCAATAGCCGGCCTAGAGCACGCTCTTTAGCCACCGCAGCGAAAAACCCAGCATGCTTACCACTCCCTGACGCTTCTTTCCGAAGCTGCTCAAGCGACACTTTCTTGGTTTTCTTGGTGCGACGTTTATCCACGGTAGGCACATCAAAAATCCTTTCGGTAAACTTGGTGATTGCGGTGGAAGCTGAGGCGGACAAACACCTTATTCACCCCGTCGAACATGCCCGGGTGCTTGTTGCCCAGATAAAGCTCTTTAACACCACGCTCCCTGGCTTCTCTGACCAGCCATCTCAACAAGGCCAGCCCTGCTCCTGTCCGCCGCTGTTCGGGCAGGACGTAAAAGGCTAGTTCCTCGGCGATGATTTTAGGGGTCAGGAAGCCAGGGCCGTGCGCGGCAGCGATGAAGCCAGCAACCGTTGAGCCGTGGTAGGCCAGGGCGGCTATCAGTCTGCCATCTCGTGAGATAATCTGCGCCGTTTCGATGGCGTGATCGATATCGACGTGCTGAGGATGTTCGATGCTACCCAGTAAATCCGATTTAAACATCGACATCAAATACGCCACGTCTCTTACTTGAGCAGATGTTTCGAGATCTACTGGGCAGATGTTGACGGTCATCGGTTCCAAGGCCCTATGGTTAACCCCATGACAGCAGCGATAGCGCGCTTTACGGCCCAAGCCTGATGTACCTTTTGCCAGTCTTCAGGTGTCATCACTGACTTGATGAGGCTTTCAGGCTGAACGCACACTTGCTCTGCTCGGGCGGTGATGTCCTTCTGACTTGCGGCCATTGGCTCAAATGTCAAAGGCATTTCAACATCCTTCCTAGTAGTGGGGGTTTGTTAAGAAAAGAAGAACTTAGACTGTAGAACTAGATTAATATCTAAATTCCCCATCGTAGGCGGGTCTGGAAGCTCAACTTCTACAAGAGGCTGTAGCTCGTTTTTTAAATTCCGCAAAGCATCCGTGTCCGAATACAGCGCAACAAATGTTTCTCTTAAAATACGGGCGAAAACTTCCATACGCCCAGCATGCACAGCGAAGTCATCATGAATGAACGCCATAGACTGGACGCCCTGTTGCCTGGCGGCAAGAGCTGTTAACTGCATGTGGGTCGCGTCCATACTGTGCACGAAGTTAGGCACAGCTCCAGAGATCTGCTTTCGTTTGTCGATGTCTTCAGACAACTGTGGGTACTTCAACACCATGCCTCCGCACAATGTGGTGTTCACAGTTTTTGTCGGGATCTTGACCGGTTTTTGCATGACGGGAAATCCCAAAGGAGTAGTCCACCTCATGGGTTTACCTGCGTCTCCTACATGCCTAGCCAATCGCTGGACCCACTCCATGACAACCGTGGCGCTAACCATGGTCTCCTCGATAGACGCCCATACAAGAGGCATCATAAACACTGCAGCTATCCTGGCCGTGTCGTGCTTAACGGTGCCTTCCTCAAGTGTGTCTCCCAAGTAGTCCAGTATAGCTTCAGTACAGGTTGCGCGTGTACTCCCGTATGGAAGGGTCATCACAGGTTTTTTAGTCAGCTTCCTCGATAGCTTAACACCGGACCAAAACTCGACCATTTGACCAAGTTCATCTCTGTTGTCCCGGAACCTGGAAGCGAGCTTGAAGTCTTGGGCAAGTTTCGATGTAGCCTCACCTGCATGGTACCGTTGTTTGAGGTTTGTAAACTTGGACACAACAACTTCAAGGACTGCAGAGTAGGCGTCGGCGGGGGTATCTTGTGGCACAAGATTGACAGCTCTTCCACCGACCGGGTCTCTAACCATTGCTGCAAAGTGCTGTAGGCCATTACAACTTCCATCCATAGAGATAGGTAGGTGAGACACGAAGGCCTCTTTGTCAGGTACTTTAGCGCAGTCTGCCCATTCAAAGCACCACGCCAGAAACTGCCAGGGTTTGTCAGCATCTAACCATTGCCGATGAGAAAGAGGGTCTTTGGAGATAGCGGTAGCAGTTTCAGTAAAGTCTTCTGCCCACTTAAACCTCTCCAAGTAACCCACCTTGTCGTAGCCAAATTTATTAGCTCCATGCACCCCTAGCCAGAACATCCCATCAGGACCTAGGACTTCCCCATCAGCAAACCTGAGAAGACCTCGGCAGAAGTCTGGCCCTTGTGGGCTCATCACAGTCGCAGCGTATACGCGGCCTCTGAAATCCATCTGGCATGGAAACCATATCCTATCGTATTGGCTGAACTCGCGAGCGGTCTTGAACACGGTTGAAAACTGGATTGCTTGACTTTGTCTGCGGCCTTCAAGGTTCCTCAAATGGCGGACCTCTTTCTTCCACTCGATAAAGGCAGGCTTCAACTCTTCCGGCACTTGAGACGATTTCATGTCAGGCGGCAAAGGAGACACGGGCAGTTCTACCGGGTCCACGGGAGGCAGCCCGAGAGACCCTGCGTCCCGGCACATCTGCATTGTATCCAGGACATCCATGTTGACCTGCCAAGGCACGTCTTGAATGCAGGACACAGCCTCCATGGCGTGAGTGAGGTCAGCCCGCTCTAGGGCTGCCTTCTGCGACCCGTCTCGAACTTTCACCAAAGGGAACCTGACCTGAATATCAGGGGACAGGTAACCTCCGTGATGCATACCGGTCCAGACCTGAGGTGCGACAAGCATCGGCAGGAACTCTGGCAGCATCCTGGACCTGTAGTCCACCCACTCATGAACCCACTGCAGCGCCAGCTCTGTGAACACGACCTCGTTCTTACCCTGTATACCTTTGCCCGGAACGACGCGGTTGTTCTTCCTGATCACGACGAGGCTAGTACACTTGAGCACGACGTCGAGCACGAACAGACCGACCCTGGCGCGCTCATCGTTGGTCCACGACCTCCACCCGACGCCCAGGTTCGATCCACGATGCATGACGACGCGATGGCGGTGCCGGTAGCTCTGCGATCCTCTTTGCCTGAGGGCCTGCAAAGTTCGCTTCAGGTATTTGCCATGCTCCTCGCTGAAGCGCTGACAATAGATCTCGTCTTCAATCAGCCGCCCGATGGACAAAGTCACGGCCTGCACTCTGACTTGTGTGGGGTTGCCGGAGCCTGCGGCGTTGATAACGGCCCGCAGTGCCATATATGCGACCTGCTCGGGCTCAAGCTCTGCTAGATGCTGACGGATGTTGTGGCGTTTACCTGGGCCGTTGGCTACCAGAGCTGCTCGCAGTCCAGTGGACACGTCTTCGATCAACTCTGGTAGCATGCTCTTGGCGTAGCCGGTATCCGCAGACCGGCCAGCCTCCTCGGCCTTTTTGATGGCAGCGTGGAACTTTTTCGCACCTCGGGCAAGAATTTCATCTTCAAGCGCTAGCTGAGCATTAATCAGCGTCTGGTTCATGGTCGCTCCTGCTAAGATTTCCTGGCTGCGATGTTCTTCTTGGCCTGGCGTCGAGCGCGAGCTTTCACATTTCGCGTGGTTCTCTTTTCATCACCTGACTTGTGCTTCGGATGGAGAACTCCAGAGGGATTTTCCCCGTGTCGGTGCCAATAAGCAAGCAGGTTGGCTGTCCATTGCTGTGGAGTAAGCCCACGTTTCGCTCGTCTAGCTCGGTTGAAAATCTCCCCTTCCATTCTATTGCAATTTGAGCACAGGACATCGCGCACATCTCCGGTGGTGTGGTCATGGTCCAAGCACGGCCTCATCGCGCTTGATATATTCTCTGTGCACAAAGGACAGACGCCAAGCTGAGACCTGAGCTTGGCAGCCCGAATGACCGGGATGTCCTTAACCTTTAGCTTCAAATTCAAAGTCCTTCGAAGACGGATTGAACTGTCCGTACTTGTGTCTTTTAGAAGCATAAGGGTAAGAGCATGTGACGCCCTCTAAGGCCATCAATGCTTTAGCCTCATCGTCGCATTTGTGCCCAGGTTTGTGGGACAGGTATACCGCCAAAGTGTTATCAGGGTTGCACTCTACGAAATCCTTAGCCTGGTCCTCATCTTTGGCTCTGATCACATGCACCTTAACTTCAGTCGTGACCTTAACTTCAATAACCTCGTATTCTTCTGACATGTGTCATCCCTTTAAATGCTTATCCTGACCGGTCTGGGTCGGATGCACGCCTCCTTCGGCTAGACGATCAAAGATCTCTGCAGTGCTAGGCTTGCTCATGATTTGTCCTCTGGCTTATAAGCACGATGTTCCTGGCCGTGGCACTTGGCGCACAGCCAGACTACGTCTAGCGGTTTGGAGTAGTCGTGATGGTGCGCTTGAGAGTAAGGGCTACCGCATGGGCAAGGTACAGGTATAGTCGTTCCTGACCTTACTGCTTGCCGTACTTGATTTCTTGCCCATACTTTGTCAGGACGTTTCTTTCTACATTTCCTGTTTAATTTAGCATGATGCTCTTTATTCTGTTTCTTCCACCTGCTGTAAGAAGCGCCATAAACTTCGCGATCGCAATCCACACATAAAGTTTTCAATCCGTCTTTATTTCGTTTAGCCTTGTGGAAAGCTTCTAGTGGGAGGATGTTTAAACATCGGCGACACTGCTTCATAGGCATTTCTCCGAAAACCAATCAACCACATCATTTTCTACTTCTTTGCGACGCATCCAGAGCAACTTAGCCTCACTCACGAACACTGCAGACCAGTCAACGTCTTCACCAGTCTCCCAATGTTTAAAACCAAATTTATCTCCATACATTTGGTATTGAGCACGTAAACCGTGAAAAGCAATTTTGTCGTCAGGGATGTCCTTAAGAAGACTGTGCGTCGCCACTGGTCCTGCAGGCCCCCATTTAGACCCGAGCCAAACTTTAGGTAGGCCCTGAATGTTGTCGGCCGTATCTCCCATCATCATCTGAGCCCAGAAGAACTTAGTTCCTCGGCCAAGGACTTTCGGAGAAGATTTGCTGCGGTCAAGCTTTATCCATCCAAACCGATCTCCTCGGATGGAAGACACAGGGCAGATCTCTCCAGTGTGCCAGTTCATATGCAAGCCAGGCACCATCAATAGGTCTTTGTCAAGAGAGCACAGAACCGTCTTATCACCAGTCCCTAAGCGCTCGGCATGATACATGCGCTGTGCTAGCCCGTCATCTGCTTCCTGCATGACGTGCATGATCGCACCACGCTCCTGGTGCATCCAGGTACGAACAGCGTTGAGCAACAGCGGCTTTTGCCGATCCTTTCGGTTGCCCTGGTACTCTTTCTGGATCGCGGCAGCGTGACGGTAGCCTTTGTTCGAATGCGACGGGGTCAAATGAAGCTGAGTGGCGTCAGCGCCAGCCATCAAACGTAAAGTCTCGAACAGAACATCTGCATTATGGCACATCTCTGCGAAAGTCTTCTCTCCATCAGCACTGACTTGATACGCAACAAAATCGCTGTCAACATGTAACACTCTCCCTGGAACCCTGTCTGGGTACTGACGGCTGTCATGGGCTTCTAAAGTATCAAGGTCGATACCAAATATTTCAGGCATTGATACGCCTCCTATTTATTGTGTCTGCACGGATCTTTTGAATAGTAGTCCTGTGTACACTAGCGGTGCCGGAACCTCCAAAGAAGCCCCGACACCGCTAATCATTGATTACTCGAAGTTGTAGAGATGCTGTCCTTGATAGGCCATTATTTCGCGCCTGCTTTGGCCAGAAGATCATCAGGGTCAACGGCCGAGGTGTCGCCGCCAGCATCTGCGACCGCGGCTTCCTTCTTCGAGGCACGCGACTTGCGCTGTCCCTTCTTCGGCCCGTCCTTCTGCGCCTGGCTGTTGATGCGAGCACGAGCTGCCTTGACTGCATCCGGGATTTCCCCGTACTCGTCCAGGATCGCCTGACCGTACTGGTCAAGGAAAACCTCGGCAGTCATGAGCTGGTGCTCGGCCGGCATTAATGTGGCCACGCTCGGGTCCACATCGACGAATTTGGCATCGACCGGGCTATCCCTGAAGAGCTGCTCGCCAGCCTCGTCGACCCCGCAGAAGAATTCGACTTTGGCATTCTTGGCGGTTGCCTTGCCCTTGCGGATGAT